NTGGCGATCTAATAATACCTTGCACATTATTACCAGTAGTAATAACAACTACATCATCATCAGTACCATCAGTATCTAATACTAACCAACCATCATCATCAGCCGCAAGATAAAGATCAGCTATTTTATTAGTTTCCTGATAAGCGTACCAGTTAATGTCGCCAAGTACGTGACCAACACCACCTGCAAGATCTGTATATATTAAAGCTCCACCAGCCCCGTCGCATACTCCTTCAACGGGTATTGTTGAATTTTTAAAGTCATCAAACAAATGAATACCCTTTGCAGGATCTGCAAGAAACTGTAATACCGGACAATCAGCCCAAATTCTTGGACTTGGCATACGTGACGTAATTGCATCGTCACTTCTATATTGTGCATTTGCAGTCATAATATTTTCCTTTCAATTATTTGTTCTACGTCGTTTACCATCATGCTGTCAAGCTTGTTCTACGCTGTAAATATTAAATTAAATTTTCAAATTACATGCTAACTGGTTAGTGCTTTATGAAGAACAAAACCAGCCTGTCTTACATTAGTACAAAGATTCTGATGCTGACCATCAAGAAATACTGTGAAGACTGTATGTTGAGTGACACCACCAGGAATCGGCTCGCCTTCTTCCATCCAATAGCCTTCATGGATAAATGGTTTAAACTTCGTAAAATCAATACAATAGATTGATTCAGGATCATCTGAAGTTTGGGGATCAGTCTGCGAATTTAATGCCGGGATCGGCACGACGGGCAGACGATTAACATATACCAAACCAGTATCATCCATACGAAGATTACCCAGAGCTTCTTTACCACGATGATTATCATCTTTAGCATCAACCAAATCTTGTAAATCTACTACATTATCAAATGTAGTATATATACGTTTTGCTCCAGCTTCCGGTCTTGCCGGATCATTAATAAATAATGGAGCTTTAAAATTCGTATACAAAAACGCAAGTCTAAATTTACGCAGCATCTGATTATCTATAGTAGTATAAAGAGCCGCATAATTACGCCATCTGGATTCAGCACTCGAATCAATATTAGCACAAGTCGTACCAGTATTACCATCCTGATAACGAATAGTTTGTCCAACAAAACCATCAGTTGTAGTATCCTGATTCATCCAACGAATATAATAAGGAACACCATATGGATACAAATCATCAGTTGAACTTGCAGGGCATTTCCAAAACCGATCTTCAATCAACTTTGCTAATGACCACAAACCATCAATTCTTCGGACTTTCATTAGGCTAATAAAGCCTTTTGCTGAGTTCATCTGCCGAGCTATTTCAACTTTGTCCCACGAATAATGTGTGCTCAACTGACACCAGGGCACAAGAATTTTATACATCACGTCTTGTACACTTGGTTGATCAACATCATACATCCGACGATACCTTGCATTACCAGTATCATTCAGCATGACTTGACGTTGAATTTGTTCACCACCATCAATAACTATTCTATCCTGTTGATAAATACGGCAGGCTTCATAATCCTGGCTATCCCAAGTGACCTCAAAATATTGCTTTGGTAGATCATCAAGAGTAGTCATAATAAGATCAGCAGCTTGTGAATTTTTTATAGCCATAACCTACTCCTTTCTTCTTTTTGCTTTTAAGTTTCTGGCATTTTACCAGTAACCGCTTTTATACGTTTTTTTGTCCTTGCTATTAAACCTTTTTCAGACGTATCTTTTTTCTTAGAAGTATCATCTGTAGCTTTTCTACCTGAACTTTTCACAGTAATTCCTTTACTGCGTTTTTTAATTTTAGTGTGTAATTCATCACGTATAATACTTTCCTGAATAGAAGCAGTTGCAAGCAAATGAGCACGTTGAAGAGCATCAGTGTAAGAAACTTTTTTACCTTGAAGTTCCATACCAGCATAATACGCATCAGCTTGCTCTATCGCACTCATACGATTTTGCCACTGAGTACCTGTTAAACATTGGTTCCATTCCTTATCTTTTTCAACTACACCATAAAACTTATCAAATCCTTTTAAATCAGCACTATTAAAGTAAGCATCAATTTCATTCCAAATTGCTTGTTGTTCGTCAGTCGGACCTTGTTGCTGAACCTTTTCTTGTTTAAGTGATTGAACTTCATCAAAAAGCAACTTATTAGCATCATTCATTGATTTCAAAATAGCTACAGCAGCAGGATTTTCTTCACCAAACTGTTCTTCAAAAGCTTTTAAATCCACACCTTTATATTCAGATTTTTCTTTCTTCTCCGTAACTTCTTTGACGGTTCTTTGGGTTTGTACTAAGTGTGCACGCCCAAGGTCAGAAGTTCGCTGTGTAACGTAATTTTGAGAATCATGGTAAAATTTAAAATCTTTTAGAGCTTGTTCAGGATCACGCTCAAATACTTCTTTAATTTGTTCTGGCGACCATCCTACGTGTCGCATCGCCTGATAATAATTTTCAGGAAGTACATACTCTTTTTCCTTATCATCCTTAACTTCACCATCCTTAACTTCATCATCCTTAACTTCATTATCTTCATCATCCGTAATATCATCTTCTACTTCATCATCTTCTACTTCATCATCTTTGATTTCTTTTTCTTCATCCCTAACTTCTTCCTCTTCGTCTTTCTTTTTCTCAAGGCGAGGAACACCCTCAAGATCAGCTTCATCTGGTTGTTCTACGGCATCCAAACGAGCTTGCATCCGATTTTCCATTTCTGAAGTTATTTCAAAATCCTGTTTGTCATTTAATTGTTTTTTGTCTGCATCTGACATTTTTATCCTCTTAATTAAGCTGCCTTGTTAACCTGGACCGCCCAAGTTAACAAAGGGTTAGGTTAATTTCAAGTAAGTTGTTTTAATTTTCTTATTTTCTGTGGGTCTTTTCTCATCCCGATCGCATCTAAATATCTATCTTGTTGCTGCACAGTATCAAAGCCTGGTCTACCTTGTGCATCTATTTTAACATCCGGGTGCATTTTTTTATGTTCTTCAATTTGGCTAATACTTACAGCCAATGAATCAGAATACTTTGTACGTATATAAGGAGCACCAAGTATATGAAATTGTTTGTGATTTGGAAACACACGTTGCATATATTTATCACAACACTCAGTACTATATACTCTATTCATATTATCGTCAAATGGACTCATATCTTTCTCAAGCACTCGTCTACATTGTTCACATACAAATGTCCAGTCGTGTTTAAGTTCCATCATTCTCCTTTACGAATAGATTTTAATTTTTTGCCTACTTTCTTTAATAATCTGGCTGAATTTTCCAATTCATCAGATTCTCTATCCATTTCTTTAATAACAACTTCAAGAAATTTAGGATCAGCCTTAATTTTATCTGCATCCCTTAATGTACGTACAGCATCTTTCACACGCCAAGCATCATAACCACCAATTTTATCTCTATCACCTTTTATCGTAGACATTATTAAAATCCTCCAGCAGTTCGTGCTTGCTGTGCTTCATTAGCACCAACCTGAACATTCTTATTAAATTCTTGACTTGCAGTCGGTGCACTTTGTTTTATAGGAGATCCACCTTGCTGAATTACACCACCCGGTGACATCATACTGGCTTTACCTGTATCTTGTGGCCCCATTTGCATCATCATTTCCATTTTTTGTTGAAATTCAGGATCATAAAATACATCCATCATAAAATCACCGACATCAAGTTCATCAGCAAGATTAGTTAAATATTTCTGCAAATTAAATTGTATGCCCATCATCATACATTGCTGTGCAGCCATGACAGCACCTGGCAATATATTCATGGCAAACTGTACAATCCGATTAGATCGAGTTTGTGGATCTAAACGTGACATAGAACGCTGTTGAATTTTAAAAGTAAATTCAAGAAAATCACCTTGCATCTGTTCAGGAGTAAGCCATAATTGTATTTCTTTATCACCTGATTCACGCTTTGACTTTGGTACTTTAATTAATGGATCAGTCCATAAATACCAACAATGTATTCGGCTTATTTCAGCAGTTCTATCATAAATAATATCACGCATATCATTTAACGTTATACTTGAATTAGCTTGCATAATCTGAGCTTGCGTAGCTGTTTTAGATTTCTGTTGTATACCTGCAATCTGCTCTGGATTACCAGCTATATAATTATACCATATTTGTAACCTATCAGCCATTTCTACATTATCTCTATTCTGACCAGCAAATGATTGCATTTGAATACCAGATGGATCAGAACAGGCAATAGTATCCAAATTATTAGCTTCAATTACATCCTGCATAACGTCACCAAGTTCAGGACGATAAAAAATAATATCCTTTTGATTATCAACTTGATCCATAAGTTTTTTAAATACTCGATTCGTCATATTATGTAGATCATACCAGATACCGACTGAAGCTACAGGCAATGGATTGTTTGGCACAGGCGGCGTCAATGCTAAGAAATTGTATGGGCCTGTACTTGGACCATAAAACTCTTTGACACCAATAAATTCATCAAAAGTAATTCTGCGTGGATCAGGTATATAAACTATAGCATTAGCTTTTGGTATCCATAACTTGACAATTTCAACATAATCTTCAATATCCTGCATATCCAGATTTTTAACATTGCTCTGACTAATATTTTCAGTTTGTTTCTCACTTGTTTTCTTCCCTTGTAATAACGCTTTAGGCAATCTATTTATGAGTTCTGTATCAAGATCTTCGATTGCATGAAGTTCTGCTCTGGGACATCGTACTATATGACCTAAGAAAAATGCTTCTTTAAGATTAGTACAAGCTGGGTCGAATGTAAAATCATCAAGATCTACAATTTGTGAATATATTTCTCCAGGATCTTTATCAACGTCACCTAAAGCAATAAGATTATCAGATATACCTAAAGCCGTCTCCATGATCCCAATCCCAAAGATCGCATCTACAATCCATGCACGCAGTTTATCTTTTAATTTAATATCTTTATGCAAAGCATCAAGGCCATAACCCAAAAGTTCAGCAGTAAATTTGTGATCCATAATTTCAGTTGTAACTTTATTAATGCCAGTTTTCATCACAAGATTTGGTACATAAGCCCTGATTGTACTAAACAAAAGATTAATTGGCGTATCACCAGTTAATCCGTGTGTTTCTTTAAAATACTGCCCACAAAATTCTTTAATAAACATTGCTCGTGCAGTACGATATATTTTTATTCGTTCAAAGCCAGCTTTAACTGCTTGCTGAAACTCCTTCGGATCTACATTTATCTGCATCCTTTACCTCACGCAAATGAAAACTGCTTTTGCCAACTTTTCGTTTTCTTTTTCTTTCTAATCTTCTGTTGTTTACGATATGCAAACGATCCCTTTGGTGCAATCAAACCTTTATATCTAACTTTTGGTATTCGATCATCTTCCAGCGTTAAAGCATCAGCCATCACAATGTCACCATGTAGCAACCGTGCTGACGCAGATTCAAACACCATTTTAGCCGGACCTACTCCACCACTGGGATAATGAATATATAACTTACATTGTTCTAATCCCTTTTTATCAGGATTTATATAACCACCATGAGCAAGTTTACGATTATATAAATCTAATAATTCAAATTTTGTTTGCTTACTATTATGCCAACCATATTTCCGTTGCTTCTTAGGAATCCCAGTCCCGATCATCCCAGGTTTCTCTGGTGTATAATAATAAGGATAATGAAACTCTTTTATCATTATTCGCCCGAAATCCCACCCTGGTCCGTTCTCTTCCCATTTTTTAAAAGGCAATCGACGTGGATTAGCCCCGCCAACCCACAATGCTATAGCAACACTAACACGAGCAAATTCATAAGGTGGGGAATTTGCACACGACCACCGTCCTACTTTCTTTCCTGTCTCTTTACATTTAATTGAAATAACAGATTCTGACGCTCCCTGGCCTTTGCTAACATCAATCCCAAAAATATATTGTTTAGTTTGATCAGGTCTTCCAAGGACAAGTGGCCCCCACCACAAAAGTTTTCCATCACGTGCTTTTCTAATATCTACAGCATCAATACTACGTCGCTGTATGAATAATGCTACCTTAGCGTTTGGTATATCGCGTTTCAATATCACATTGAACTTAACCTTCGGTTCTCTCACATTAGCCTGAATATGCTTCTCTATATTCGAGATTGTAAACACAGTGTCACCTGATTCAATATCCTCAGCCAGAATCTCTTGTGCCACTTCTTGTGGGCTTCTCGCTCCTTCTTCGATGTCAAACCAGGGGCTGCGAATATGATAACGTCCGAGATCATCTTTACGAATGTATCGTCCCGCACCTTTTTCGGGATGTTCCCAATACATGAGTTCGACAACTTTAATTTGTCCTGAATTTTTCCAACGAGTGTATTCAGTTCCTGCTCCGAATGGTGTAGAATTAACCAATCGGCAAGGTGCAACGTCACGAGTTGCTGACCGTATCTGCTGTCCATTTTCGACCTTAGCAAATTCATCCAAGAAGAGTATAGCACATCGACCTCCAGATAATGAGACAGCCGTTGTTGCTTCACCGGCTATCATGCTCTTGTTTAGTTCATTGTAAATATGTAACTTTGTTCTATTCTCACGTCCGCGTACCATCACGCCAGGTGGTCGCATCCATACCGGCAGCCAAGAATTTATATAATCATGCTTCCAAAAAAGCGAATCAGCGTCACCATCTACTAATCCTTCTTTACGTGACATTTCACGTATTTCTGTTTTTGATCTAAACAACCAAATCCAATGTAAAAAGCTTAAACAAAGCCAACTCGCTCCCATTTCACGTGACTTTTTAATTAACAAATCATCACCATTAAGAAATGCTGCTTCCATATCTTCGGCGACCTCATCTTGACAAATCCATGAAATAAATGGATGATCAGCAATTTCTGCTGGCTTCATTTTATGCGTCTCAGGATCAATATCTTCTTGATGATAGGTCCACACAAAAGTATTAAGCCAATAAAGATAACTTTTTGCACACGCACCAAGCAATTCCTTCTGCATCACTGGATCATTCTCAGCAGCTTTTAAAATATTTTCACGATATTTTCGATTAGCTGCATCATGCTTCGGAACTATCAATCCAGTCTTCGGACATTTCCAAAATTCTGGTATATTTGGAAATGGTTCTGACAATTCAGGTTTTGTTATGAATCCGCTTGGCATATTTAACCTTTTTGTGCTAACTTATTCAATTTTTCTTGGTTAGCTTCACTCACTTTATCAGGCACGCTTGCATCTTTTTTCTTTTCTTCTTAATGCGTACCCACCTTACCCTCACAACGATCAAAAATCAATTCAATCATTTGCTTGTCAGGTGGCGGTTGTTTTATTACTTCAGTCACTGGATCAACATAAGTATACGTACCAAGTGCTCTACGCCAAATCTGGGCAGCAAGTGCTCTTGCTTTAGTAACTTTTTTCGGTATCCCGCCTTCGACGCTTAATATCTCTGTTTTTTCTTGAGCAATCTCTCTTAGAAACGTTGAGAGAAGTCTCCCGGCTCGACTCTTTTCTCCGGCTTCGAGTTTGTTTTTTAGATCTTTCTTTTTCATAAGCTGCCGTACAACGGCCCCATTCATGGTTTAAATTTGCAATTCGACACGGACCTTCGCATGGCTTTTTTGTACACGCACACATCCATTGTCGTTTATTTTTTCTTCGCATTATCGCGTCGTATTTTCTTTAACTTTCGTCCTACTTTTTCTACGAGTTCCTTTTCTGCAACTTCTTTCAAATGTCGTTTTGCTTCAGTTTTGCTAAGTCCTGTAGCTTTTGTTTTTTCACCACCAGCGACAGCACCAAATAATCTTCGTTGAGTTTCAGATTTTATTGGCGTGTGTTTCCTTTGTTTACCTGATTTTGTTTTTGAACATCCTGAACCTGTCATCCTTACACCTTTTATATGCTTCTAAAATACTTTCAGCACTTTCACATAATGTCACACCACCGCCAGCATTAGCACCAGTAACACAAACACCAATTATTTCACCTTTAGAATTATATAATGGTCCCCCACTACTACCTGGTGCACCCTCAGCGTCAGTCTGTAATAAACCCTTCCAATCAAGATCGCCCCATATATCTCGATCAAGATGAGATAATATTCCTTTAGTTATAGTAAATTTAAAATCTTTACTATAAGGTGTTCCTACAAGATATACAGCATCACCAAGTTTTACTTGTGAATCTGATACTTTAGATATACGAAGTTCATTAGTATCTACAAAAATAAAACCAATATCTTCTTTATCATCTATATAAAAATCATCAAACATTAAAATAGTGCCATCAGCAAGTTCTATATTACCCATACCTACTACTTGTAAAACATGACCAGCAGTTAGAATAATATTATCATCTATAAACACACCACTTCCAAAACCACCAAAATCATTATATATCAACACTGAAGCATCTATCATGTTTTCACATAAATTAACTTTTCTATTTGAAGCTCCGATTGCAAAGAAAATTACTAACAATCCTAACAACATTATTAAAACTTTAATTTTCATCATCTTCCTATACATTAGCTAAGCTGGTTAAATCAATATAGTAAGCTATTACTTCAATTACACCAGCACTAAAATTACCACCATTAGGAGTAAACCGTATATTTGTTTGTGCTGAAGCTTTTTCAGGTGCTACTAATGTATCAACTTTTGTATTCTGTGCGGCTGCTTCATTAGTACCTAATACAGTAGCTGATCCACCAGTATATGCAGCGTTCCAAGTATCGTCACCACCATCATCAGTCACAGCAGTATTCACACAGAAAGATACTCCTAATAATATTGTACCATCTGGAATATTAATTGTCGTATCTGATTGTGCCGCCGCAGCTAATGTATGCACTTCGCGTGCTGTATTAACATCCATGCTACCAGTATTACCTTCGGCAGTATTACTAAGTCGAATTTTATCTGATAGACGAGTAGTAATTGTCGTTGCTTCTGAAACTAATATAGCTTGTACACCACCTGCAATTATAGAAAGACCATCTGCACCATCTAAACCTAAACCATTATCAGCATCATTAATACTGGGTACAATACTGGGAGTTGTTGGAGCAGCAGCACTACCCGAAATCATTGCTCCCGCCGCTGCGTACATTCCAGTAGTAGAAATATAATATTTAACTGCACCACCAAGAGAAATATATATTGCATCATCACTCGGCTCGTAAAACCCTGTATCCCCATCACCAAAAGCTAACGTAGGTGTTGCTGCATCATTATGTAAAGGCAATACTACATGGCCAGCAGCCCCAATAGTTAAACCTGCAAATGTCGGGCTATCACTCTCTCCAATACCTAATGAAGCTCTTGCAGTAGTTGTAGTCTCATATGCAAATGCTCCTGCACCAGTAGCTACTATAAACTCACCATCAGCAGTAGGAGCACCAAGTGTATTTAAATCATCAAGTACATCACCTTGTTCTTGAACAGCCGTCACGCCATCCAAAAGATTCAACTCTGCTGCACTTGAAGTAACAAGTGTTCCGCCAAGTTTAAGACCAGTAGTTGCCAGATTATGTGCTGTAATATCAACTTCACCAGTAGCACTAATCGTAATAGCATTAGTATCTGAAGCTGATCCAATCTGTCCTGCATCTGGAATTAAAATATTACCACCAAATGTAGCAAGTTGAGTATCTGAAATAGTCAAAGCCGCAGTAAGTGCTGAACCTGTATGTGTTGATAAGATTAGCTTACCCTTGGTATCATCTGCGGTTCCGCTATGAGAACCTTCAATCTGAGCAAGAGCAGTATTAGAATGATCTTCAAAAATAATTTTAGTTTCAGCACCGCCTTCAGAATTTTCATTTGTTAAATTTTGGAGTGTAAGATAAGCGTCACCATCATAAGCAAGTTGAAGCAATGTGCCTGCATCAACGTGAGCACCAATACCAATATATTGTAATTCATTGATGCTCAATGCTACAGTTAATGCTGAACCTGTATGAGTAGAAAACGTAAGTCCACCTTTAGTATCATCTGTCGTTCCTTCGTGATGACCTTCAATTTGTGCCAACGCTGCATTTGCATGGTCTTCAAATATAAGACGTGTTTCTGCTTCGCCTTCACCATTTTCAGCCGTTGAATTTTGCAATGTAACGTAAGCATCAGCACCTTTCAACTGAAGCATTGTACCAGGTGCTGTATCGTGAATACCAACACAACCATCAGGTGCTAAAATGATGTCACCTTCAGCAGCAGTAAGGTCTACTGTAGTGATTGTAAGAGCACCATCAGCAGCTACAGCAAAAGTAGCATAATCACCAGCACCACCTGAAAGTTTAAGTTGAGTACCAACTTTATAAATTTCAAGAGTAGTATCAGGGTCAGCAACACCAATACCAACTCGTTCATTCGTACTATCTACATTAAAAATAGGAGTGCCACCATCGGCATCCAAAATTTGAAAAAATGTCGTAGCGTCTGTAGTAGGTTGAAATACCGCAGAATTAGAACCTAAAACGCACGCATTTGTTATTGTCAAACCAGCGAATGTAGGGCTATCAGTTGTAAAAAGACGCTGATTCGATAATATAGGAATAACTCGCATCTTTTCACCTACCCTTCTTGAACAACAGTCATATCAACTGTTGAACTTGATGTCACCAACTGGATTTTTTCAGCAGTTACTTTATCTATATCTATTTCCAAAGCTGCAATCGGAAACAAATTTACTCCCGATTTTGCCTTACCTCCAATACTCCAATAAATATTAGTATTAGCAGGAATTAACGTTAATCGACGCAGTCCGTTCTTCCATACAATACCAAGATCTTTTAATTTCTTACTTGTAGTTGTCACTGTCACTTGATCCGGCCCAGCCAGAATATTATATTCTGGCGGTGCTCCAGATCCAGCACTTGAACTACCACTTTGACCCCCTGAATCTCTAATTTCTTGGAGGATCGACCTGAGTTCCCGCTGTAAATTTTCTGTAGCAGGCGATATTCTCTTTCCAGTCAGGCCGTCGGATAAAAATGTATCTCGACCCATGTCACCACCTCAACTTTCTTCTATTTTATTTTATAATAACACCACACACGTTATACTTTCTCTGCTTCTTCTCGTAATTGAGCTTCTGTTTCTAACAATAAATATTCATTCATAATTTTTAAATCAGTAACAGCTTCAAAAAGCACATTAAAACATCGTTGTTGATTGTTAAAATAAGTAAGTCGATTAGTTATCAGTTTCAAACAATCTGAATCTTGAAAATTTTGCTTATTTGTAGTTATTAAGTCACTAACCTGCTTTTCCAGTCCGGTAAGTAAACCTGCTTGATCTTTCAAACCTTCATAAATCTTACTTATCTGCACGTAACAAGCCCCTCTCAATCAACAAACGATTACTTCGTTCCTGTGCCTTACGCATTTCAATCGCATCGAGGTCTTTACGCATCTTATCCGGGTCTGCTATGCCGCAAAGCTCTGCATAAAATTGCTGAAAAGTCATATCCTGACCTTCTGGACCAAACCCAGCCCAAAGTGCTTTCGCTCGTTCCAGTGGAAATGCACCTTTACCGGGGTTTTTCTGTTTCTTTTTACGTGGGTTTGGAATCATTTTCTCATACACCTCTTACGATCTTCGTTCTCTTCTTCGGTTAGAATCTCAGAAGGATCCCAACCAAATTTAGTACCATACTCTTCATGTCCGAGACTACGAGTGTCACCTTCTATATCAATAACTGGAGGATCATTCAAATCCATTGTCTTTAGCGTCTGTTTGACATGCTTACGTACTGCTCGATGAGCCTTTTCATCGACTTTCTTGGACATAATGTATATCGGATAACGTTTACTTCTGCTCATAATCAAAAGATGCCGCAGATTTCCGCTTCGGGGTGCGGCCAACCGTTGTAATACGCAACGACTGGCGTTGCTAAGAACGGGTAGCGGCCCGTTAATGTATAATTCCCAGGTAAGGTGGCGTAGAAGTAACATCCGCAACTGGATATAAAACCGAGATGTTAGCATCGCCTACTTCTACCCATCCTTTGCCATTACAACCGTGACAATTTTTAGGTTGATATTCTTTGTCTATTGTCCCTTGTCCGTTACATATCGGGCATTTTTCTGCATGACTCATTCAATTCCTTTCAGATCTTCTCAATCATATGTATATTATACCACAAATCAATCTCTAAGTCAAGCAAAAAAATAAAAAATGTTCTGGACACGCACCCCCCTATAGTGGATCCTGAAAGTGTTCTTGACATGGCTGGATCTGGGTGTATCGCGGGGGTCCAAGAAAGCGGTCCCAGGGACTCCAACCGGCTCGATTCGA